GACCGGCGGGCCCAGGAGTACCGCGTTCGGTTCGACTTCTCGAAGGTCGAGGCGCTCCAGGGCGACCTTGCGGCCAAGGCCGACCTCGGCCTGAAGCTCCAGCGATCAGGAATTCCGCTCAACCTCGCGATGAAGATCGCGGGCGTCGACCTCGACGAGCCGATCCCCGGCGGCGACGTCCCGTTACTGATCGGATCTTGGCGCCCGCTCTCGGAGTTCGCCACCGACCCGGCTCCCGAGGAGGGAGCGCCGGAGCCCGAGGCACCTGCCGAAGGCGGGGCACCGCAACAGGCCCCGGATAGCCCCGAGGCTCCGGCGGGCTCGAACGTAGCCGATGGGGAGGCCGCGGCGGACCCCCGGCAGACCCTCAACGGCGCCCAGGTCTCAAGCCTGGTCGACGTCGTAACGCGGGTCCTGACGGGCGAGTTGCCCAAGGCGACCGCCGCGGAGATCATCGTCGCGGGCTTCCCGTTCGACCGGGCCCGGGCGCAACAGATCCTCGCGGAGGTCGACGAGGGCGAGGACCCCAAGCCCGAGCCGCCCCCGCAGGCCCCGCCGCCGCCCCCCGGCGGGGACGAGGAGCCCGCGCCCTCGGAGCCCGGCGCGTCGGAGGAGCCCGCCGAGGAGCGAGCGATCCGCGCCCTCGAGCGCGCAGGCGTCGCCCTAGGGGCATCCTCGCGCGACCTTCAGGACGACGTCGAGGACGTCTATCCGCGCTGGAAGCGCCTAGCGAACATGACGGCGACCCAGCTCAAGGCCTGGGATCGTAACCCGTGCAGCCGCAAGGCGTCGGTGGACGCGGCGGCCGTCATTAAGCGTAACCTCGACCTACTCGAGACCCCCAAGGGCTCCTGGCAGCGCAGGCAGGTCACGAACGCGAAGCGGGCGATCTCGTTTATCGAGCGAATGCGGGCCAACCCGGCGGGCGAGCCTGCCGCCGAGGGATGCCCGTCGAAGCGCACGATCTCGCTGAAGAACTGGGCCCACGACCCGGGCGGCAAGAAGGAGGCCGAGCCCGAGCCGCAGCCCGAGCAGACCGCCCTGGAGCGCGCCGCAGCGCGAGACCCGCTCGCAGACGCGACGGCTCGCCGCGAGTTCACGAAGGCCCAGGAGCGCCGCCGGCGGCCGCGTGAGGCGACCCTGCGCGCGAAGTTCCGGCGGGTCTTCGACGCGATGCGCCGCGCCCAACTCCGGGCGCTCGACGAGTTCATTGACACGGGCCAGATCCCCGAGCCGCTGCCGCGGATCGACAACTGGACGCTGGACCCGCCGCGCCGCTCGCATCCGGCGCAGGGCCGGGCGATCCTCCAGCGGGCCGAGCGCGACGGCGCGGAGCTCAAGGGCGCCGACGACTGGCTTGACGGCCCGGAGGTCGCGAGCTTCGCCGCTCGTCGCGATTGGAGCCCCGAGGACGTCGAGCGGCACCTGGACGCTGAGCTGGTCCGCAAGGCCGAGTTCCCTGACGCTGAGATCGAGCTGCTGGTGCTCGCCGCCGAGAAGCGCTGGGCCGACGAGCTGGCCCGCCTTGTCGAGCCCGTGCTGGGCGAGATCCTGGCCGCTGAGCTGGAGGTCGTCGCCGGAGACCTCGGGATCACGCAGCTCGCGGCGACCGACCCGGCCGTGGTGCGGTTCCTCGCCACGAAGCCGATCGAGGTCGCCGAGGGCGTCAACTCGACTATCGCCCGGCAGGTCCGCCGCCGTCTCCTGCGCGCCGTTGACGGCGCCCCCAACGTGACGACGCTCCAGCAGGCGCTGCTCGAGATCCGCGGCCTGATCACCGACGACGTCCGCACGGTCTACTCGCACGCCCGCCAGCGCGCTCTCGCCATCGCGAGGACCGAGGCCGGGATCGCCGCAGCTCACGCCCGAGCCGCCCAGATCCAGGCCGGCGTCGATGAGGGCGTAGTGATCGGCAAGCGTTGGATCACCGGCGGCGGGGCTCCCGAGCGATTCGGCGGCGCCCGCCGCGACACACACTGGGACCTCGACGGGACGGTCGTCGGCCCGAACGAGGACTTCCAGGTCGGCGCCGAGCGCGCCCCGCATCCCCGGCACCAATCGCTGAGCGCCGGAAACGTCGTCAACTGCGGCTGCGACTTCGCCGCCATCGTCGAGGACGTCCCCGAGGTCGTCCTGCCCGGCGATTCCGAACTCGATCCCCCGGACGCCGTCGGCGCCCCCGGGGCCGTTCCTCCGACTTCCTGACCCCCGGAACCGATGGTCTCCAAATCCCAGAAGCTCGACGACCTCCGGCTCAAGTACGCCGGGGGCATTCTCACGCCCGAAGACGTCCGAGGGCTCGAGGCCGACGAGGTGCTCGACCTCAAGGCGTCCGCCCGTTACCGCTCCACGATCGCCTCGATCGACAAGGCCGCCTCGACCGCCGACACCGTCGTCTTCGACGGCTCGACCGAGCACCGGGACCGCATGGGCGACGTCGTCCGCGTCCACGGCCGCAAGGGCGGCAAGGGCTGGCAGACCAAGAACTACGAGCGCGCGGGCTCGCCATTCCTGTGGGCTCACGACTCCAGCGCGCCGCCGGTCGGTCGCGCGGTCAAGCTCTGGCGGGGCAAGTCCTCGCTGGACCCGGCGGTGCCGGCGCTCAAGTTCCAGATCGAGTTCCACGAGGACCGGGACTTCCCGTTCGCCAACTTGGTCGCGCGCCTGTTCAAGTCCCGCAAGATGACCGGCAGCTCGGTCGGCTTCGTCATCGCGAAGTCCGAACGCTACGGCTCGGCGACCGAGCGCGAGGCGGCCGGGCTCGGCCCGATGGGCATCGAGATCACCGAGGCGGACCTGCTGGAGCTCTCGGGCACCCCGACGCCTGCCAACCCCTTCGCCCTGGCGACCGATGGCAAGTCGGCCAAGGGCGGCCTGGAGCGCGTGATCGACGAAGCGCTGAAAGACCTGGCGGCCGAGGGCGGGTTCTCCGAGACCCAGATCCGCGAGTTCCGCTCGACGTACCCCCTGGGCCCGGACGACGCCGCCAGCCGCCTGCGCTCGCGCGTGCGGGGCTTCGTGGACTTCGGAGGCCTGGCGCTCCCCGAGGGCGAGAGCGTCGCCGAGATCGCCGCTAAGGCCGCCGAGGCGATCGAGAAGGGCTCGGGCCCCAAGCCCCCGAAGCCCGAGGACGAGCCCGAGCAGAAGCCGCCGGGCGTCGGCTACGACGACGACGAGGACGACGACGAGGACAAGGGCAAGCCGAAGCGCCCCCGCAAGTCCGCCGACGGCGACCTGATCGTTCCCAAGGCGATGGCCCAGCGGTTCGCCGACGGGCTCGCCGCGCTCCAGGCTCTCGCCGCCGACGCTGACGACCTGCTCGACCTGCTCGAGGGCCGGGCGATCGAGGCCGCGCCCGAGTCCGCCGACGAGGAAAAGGACGCGGGCGAAGCCCAGCCGAGCGAGCCCGAGCCGGAAACCCGGGCGGCAGGCTCGACCGAGACGCTGGCGGACTCCATCCTGGCGCTCGTTGACGAGCTTCGCGCCGAGCGCGACGCTCGCGACAACGCCAACGGCGGCGCGGTCGCGTCCGAGAAGGACGCCGAAGGACCGACGCCCGAGCTGGACGGCGAGGCGCATAAGGCGGCCACGGAGCCCGAGGGACTGGCCCTCGGCGACGACGCGGTCGAATCCTGTCTTCTAAGCGTCCGCGAAGCTCGGACGTCTACCCCCTCCAAGAAATGACCGAAACCGAGAACCCGGTCTCGACCAAGGGCGAGCAGCTCGCCGTCGGCGTCGAGATCAAGAACCTGGGCGACAAGCTCGCCGCCGAGATCCAGAAGGGCCAAGAGGCCTCCGAGGCAACCCTGGACGCGCTGAACAAGCGCCTTGAGGAAGCCGAAGAGAAGCTCAAGGGCCTGGCGGGCGGCGGTCGTTCCGCGGGCGTCGGCATCGGCGCCCACCCCGAGGACGTCAAGAAGGCGTCCCTGCTGAAGATGATCGCCGGGCACAAGTTCGGCTGGAAGGAGGTCGCCGACTCCAAGCTGGAGCGCGACATGGTCGAGGCGACGATGGAGAAGGCCCAGGAGTCCGGAGTGGACACCGAGGGCGGCTTCCTCGTCCCCGGCGAGTTCATGCAGGACATGCTGATCCCGCTGCTGGAGCCGCAAGCGATCGCGATCCAGCTCGGCGCCAACGTGCTTGACGGTCTGGTCGGCTCGCCGGTCGAGATCCCCGCGATTCGCGGCGACGCGACCGCCTACTGGGTCGGCGAAGACGAGGAGATCACCGCCTCGCAGCTCACCATCGGGCAGCTCAAGATGGAGCCGCGCGGCCTGGCGACCCTGATCCCGATCACGAACCGCCTGCTGCGTCAGACCTCCGGCGGCGCCGAGCGCGTCGTTCGCGCCCAGGTCGCCCGCACCATGGGCAAGGCGATGGACCTCGCCTTCTTCCTGGGCACCGGCGGCAAGCAGCCGACCGGCATCCTGAACCGCTCCGGCATCGGCTCGGTAAGCTGGTCCGGCGTCGCCTTCGATAATTCGACCGTGACCGCCGCCAACGCCAAAGAGGCGGCCTTCCGTCTTATGGAGATGGTCGGCGACCTGGAGGAAGCCGACGCCCTGGGCGGACGCCCGGCGTTCTTCATGCACCCGAAGGTCAAGCGCGGCCTTATGACCGTGACCGACGTGGACGGCCGCCCGGTCTTCCTGTCGCACTCCGGCGGCCTGACCGGCCAACTGCCCGATCGCCTCTACGGCTACCCCTTCGCTACCTCGACGCAGCTCGCGGCCGGCTCCGACGCCGACCTGGGCTTCGCCAACTTCGAGGACTGCTACGTCGGCACCTGGGGCACCATGGAGATCGCCATGAGCGACGTCGCCAAGGACGGCTTCGAGAAGCAGAAGACCTACCTGCGCGCCTCTATGGAAGTCGATATGAACCTCGGCAACGCCGAGAGCGTGTCTGCCTCCAGCAGCCTCGACGTCTCCTCGATCTGATCCGAGCCGCACGGCTCCACCTTCAAAACCTCAACCCGGAACCATCCAATGCGATTCGGATCTGACTGCATCCTTTACTCCTCGTTCCCTGCGGACTCGCAGGCTGCGGGCTCGCCGACTACGCTCTGGATTCCCATCAAGGGATTCAAGCGCGCCGCGGTCTTCGTGTCCGTCGGCGACATGGCCACCAACTCGACGATCGACGTCAAAGTGCAGAGCGCGACCGACGCCTCCGGCACCTCGGCGGCCGATATCACCGGCGCGGCTTTGACGCAGATCACCCAAGCGGGAACCGATCAAAGCAACACCGACGCGATGATCGACGTTGACCTGGAGCATGTAAGCGACCAGGCCGACACCCACATCGGCGTCGTCATCACCGTCGGAACGGCGGCCAGCGAGCTCTCGGTGCTGACCGCTCTTTACGGTGCTGAGAACTCCAACGACGCGACTGGCGGCGACGAGACCGTCATCGTCTGACCGTCGGCCAACTAGCAGCCTGACGCGGGCCGGGAGCCTCGACCGGCTTCCGGCCCGTTTCCTTTCCCTTCCACCGCCGCCGACCAATGCAAGCGAGCCGCGAACTACGGACCCTGTTCCTCGTCCAGCCTTCGACGTACACCGTCGATACCGTTTCAGGCGCGATCGACCTTGCCAACTGGGAAGGCGTCAAGATCACCTGCATTTTCGGAATCAATATCTCCATCGGCGCCTCGACCGTGAAGCTCCAGAAGTCCGACGACGGGACGACCTGGACCGACGTCGCCGACTCCGAGAAGCAGATCACGAACACGGCAGCCTTCCCCTACGTCGTCCGGCAGACCGAGCTGGGCGCGCGTTACGTTCGGACCTACTTCGACCGAGCAAGCGGCGCGACGATCACCGGCGGCGTTCTGGGCGAGCTTTACGCCCCGAGCAACACCCAACCGGCTGAGTCTGGAGTCGAGACGGCTCCGGTCTTCACCCTCGAGTAACCCTTTCAAGCTATGGCGCGCACGAAAAGCAAAACTCTGACGATCACCCCCGAGACCTTTGACGCAGTCATCGGCGAGACCTTTGGCACCGAGCGGGTGCAGGTCCGCCAGGGCCGCGTGGTTCACTGGCCCGAGTCCTCCGAGATCCGGGCGCGGGCTGGCGAGATCCTCTACCGGAACGACCCCTGGCTCGACGGGCAAGGGCACAAGGTCCTGCCCTACGACGGCGACGAGATGCCCGAGACCTCCAAGGCCGTGCTGACCCGCCAGCGCATGAAGTCGCTGGAGGCCAAGCTCGCGGAGCACGTCGAGGTGAAGCCCGAGGTCAAGACCGAGCGCGCGGGCACCCGCCGCAAGGCCGCATCGAGCGCCAAGAAGGCCGCAGGCCGCAAGGCCCTCGAGGACGCAACCGACGGCGACGACCCGCTCGTCGGCCTGGACAACGCCTAACCCGACCCGATGGCGCTCGACCTCACCGACCTCACGACCGTCAAGGCGTTTCTGAACATCGGGGGCTCCTCGGCGGACACGGCGCTGGGCTACCTGATTCCGTACGTCTCGCGGCGGATCGAACGCCATTGTCGGCGGCCCGACGGCTTCGAGCTGAAGTCGCGGGTCGAGGTCGTTTCGCGCGTCCCTGAGATCCCCGCCGGCAAGGCCTGGGGCTACTCGCTGAAGGTCGCCCCGGTCACGTCGATCGCGTCGGTGATCGTTGACGAGGACCACGCCTTCACGGGCACGGGCGCGACGACGCTCACCGACGGCGACGACTTCACCTGGAGCCCCGAGCAGGGCCGCGTGATCTTCGACGGCTACCGACCGCCCGAGGGGCACCGCACGGTTCAGATCACCTACACCGGCGGGATCGCGGCGAACACCGCGGCGCTGATCGCGGACGCGGACTATCAGGACCTTGTCCTCGCGGCCTCGCTTCAGGTGCAGTACGTCTATGAGCGCCGGAACTCGCTGGGCGCGACGTCGAAGACCGTCAACGACTCCAAGACGACGACGCAGCCCGAGCTCGCGCTGCTGAAGGAGGTTCGCGAGCTGCTCGCGCCCTGGGTCCGGAGGCGCTTTCAATGAGCCTGAGGATCAACGCCGACGACCTGCGAGAGGCTCTGAATCGCCGCGGGAAGGTCTTCAGGGACGAAGTAGACGCGGCCTTCAAGGCGGGCGGCATTCACGCCGTCAACGTCGCCAAGCAGCAGGCCAAGGGCCGCGGCGTGCAGGACCGGACCAACCGGTTGGCGGACTCCTTCGGGCAGCGCATCATCAAGACCGGCTCGAACGCCTACAAGATCCGTCGCCGCCTTGAGGTCTTCTCGGCGGGCGTGCCCTACGCTCGCATTCAGGAGAAGGGCGGCACCGTTCGCCCCGTCCGGGCTAAATGGCTCACGATCCCGCTGCCCCCCGCGAAGACCGCCAAGGGCGTGCAGCGCGGCCCCGCGCGATCCTTCGACGACCTGTTCTTCTACAAGTCCCGCAAGGGTCACGCGCTCCTCGGCCGGCGCCTGACGTCCGGCCAGATCGAGAACTTCTTCCTGCTCAAGAAGCGCGTGAAGCTCAAGGCCCGCCTGGGCTTCGCGGAGACCTGGGAAAGAGACTCGATCCCGTTCCTTACCAAGCGCCTGCGCTACGCCGTTCACCAGGCCCTCAGCTAACCCATGGCCGACAACACTCAACTCGACGCGGGCTCTGGCGGCGACGTCATCGCGACCGACGACATCTCTGGCGTCAAGCACCAGCGCGTCAAGCTGGAGTTCGGCGGCGACGGCGTCGCGACCGAGATCGACCACCGCGACGCGCTGCCGACGATCGACCTGGCGACGGGCGCGGCGTTCGGTCTCGACTCGGACCTGCTGACCTGGAACGCGAACGGCTACTCGGACGACATCAACGGGACGGCTGAGACGTTCTGGAGCGCCGGCGCCGGAAGCTGGCAGGACTCGCCGAACACCACGGCCGAGACGATCAACGTCGCCTCGACCGACGCGAACGATACGGCCGCCGGCACGGGCGCGCGGACTGTCCGCATTTACGGGCTGAACTCCTCCGGAGCCTACGCGACCGACGATATCTCGATGAACGGGACGACCTCGGTCGGCTCGTCGATCACGTTCCTGGTCGTCTTTCGCATGGAGGTTCTGACGGTTGGATCGGGAGCGACCAACGCTGGAGCTCTCACCGCCACCGGGAACACCTCGAGCGCGACCTACGCCTACGCCCTGGCGGGCATCGGGACATCCGAGCAGGCCACGTTCGCGATCCCCTCGGGCACGACCGGGATCATTCGACACTGGCGCACGGGCGTCGTCGAGACGGCTACCAGCGGCGGCGTCGAGTCCCGCCTTCAGGTCTGGA